GCCAGGGCGCTCGGTGCCGTGGCAAGCGTTACGCTGGCCGTGACCGCGCCGGTCCATTTGATCGTAAAGTCAAAGATGATGCGATCTTCCATTTCGCCCAGGTAGCTAAAGGCCATAACATAGGCTTCCCCGGTGACTGTCGCGCCATCCGGGAATGTGATTACCACAGTACCGGCTGTTCCTGCGGCCTGTGCCGCTTTTAGCAGGATTTGCCCTGCGTCTCCTGGTACCGAGTTACACCTCATGGTAATTTCTTCGCTTCGGATTACTTTGCTTAAAATAGACTCCTCATACCCGCCCGTGCTGGCATGATGCGTTACATCGATTCTGTCTTTTTTAAAGTTGACATTTGGCACGTCAAAAACTTCTCCGATAGTGGTACCTTCATACGTTACGGTAACACCAAAAGCTGCTGTTGCGCTGCTCAATTTGATTCCTCCTTTGATTTTTTAGCCGTAAATTACTGATATATCAACCGGGATATGGACGCATCCTGTCGGATCGTCGTACCCGTCACCCGGAGTGACCGGAACCCATGCCCTCTGCACTTTTGCGTTAGCCGCGCCCCAGGCTTGCGCTGCAAGTATGACCTGATCCGCTATCTGGACAGCTTCTAATGCGTCATCCGCAAAAACAGAAACCTGGAGGTTAAATCGCTCCAGGTTTGAAAATCCTTGATGTGAGTGTATCCGTTCCCCGCCTGATATGACCTGATACCCAAGGCAGGGATTTTCCAGGTCTTGCGTCAGTTCCATCGGCTTTATCCTCTTGCCCACATAGGCCGTCAGCCCGGCGTAAGTGGAAAAGTGACTGTATAAATCTGTCTTAAAGGCTGTGCTCATGATTTCACCCCGTCTATGATCGCCTTAACCCGGTCGCGGATTGCCCTACGAATTTTAGTCCTGTTTTTGGATAGTGCCGGGCGCATGAATGGGTAGGCTTTTACGCCCTTATGCCCATACTCGATGGACGCCGGGTAGTAATAACGCTTGCCGTTCGCGCTGTGCTTTACAAAGATGTTGTTTTTAGCCGCTGCCATTGCTGTCCCGGCAAAGGCTTTGGGTGCGCCCTTGCGCTCCCATGTCACGGTTGAGATAATCCCCTCTGCCATCTCCCCGGTCTTGCGCCGGGCTGTTTTGCTGGCATAATCCCTCGCGATGTCGGAGCCTGCCATAACAGCAGGGGCCAACACAGCAAACAGGTTGGTTTTCAGTTTTTCCGCGTTGGCCTGCAGTTCTTTAACGCCTGTAATGTCAACCTTGATACGGCTTATTGCCATTAGACCACTTCCCGGCAGACTAGATTCAGTTCCCGTTTGCGGCCATCCGGATCGGCCGCCGCAAGGATGTCATAAGTCCGGCCGTCACAAATCCACCTCATAGTTGTATCAACGGCATTGCGGAATCTGATCGTAAACAAGTCAGTCATTTCGGCGTGTTTCTGCTGGATGGCATAAAACTCCCGGCCGCCTGTGTTTTTTCTGCTGGCCGGGATTGATGTAAAGCGGCTGGAGTAGGTGATCGTTTCGCCGCCGATAGCGTTGACTGTGACTGTTTTAACTTGGAGTACGCCCCTTAACCGCAGATCCCCGGCCTTCATAGTGGGACCACCCTATCCAGCGACAGCAATGCCTTTACCCCGAAGGGTATCTCTTGCAGTGCCTTGTCAATTCCTGCTTCCCGGTTCTCGTACAGATGGCCAACTAAAAGCAGGCAGGCTTGTTTGACTTTGGCGGGGACGGAGCTGGCCGCCGCGCCATAGCCACAGACAAATTCAACGCATACGGAATTTGCAGGCCGGAGGGTTGTCGACGGCCATGATTCACTGTAGTTCAGCACTACCCGGCCCGGTTCGCTGATGGCGTCCACGAAATAATCAGCCGTTGACAGCGTCGCTGCGGTGTCATCCGTGTCGTAGTAGGTGACTGATGTCACGCTTGCAAGCGGCGGCAGGGGCAGGCTGATAAAGTCCTCACTTGGCCAGTCATCAAGCCACAAATACCATGTCTGTGTCAGCAAGGCCCGGTTTTGGTATGCCTCGCAATATTCACGGGCAGCCGTAATCAGTGCCGTCAGCAGGGTATCCTCTGCGCTGTAGGGCTGCTCCCGGATGATGTCCACGCCGAAGTCGCAGGTTGCCACGGCTACGGTTGCCACAACGCGGATATACTGCTTTGTCCCGGTGTATTCTTTTTCCTGGACAGCGTTATCGTTGGCGGTTGTCACCTGGGTAAATGCCCCGCCTGTCCAATCAGCGTAGGTGGCGTCGTCGTCGCTCTCCTGAATTTTTGCGTCAACCGTCCCACCCGCGCCGTTTGTGCCGGAATTAAGGTTGACTATGGCCCGATATCCAAGCACATCAACGCCTGTGCCGACAAGGGAATAGCTTGCTGCTATGACGTGGTCGCCCGGGACAATACTCTGCACGGTGGTCAAGTTATCCCCCAGGCTGCCGGAGTCCAGGCGCAAATGTAATTTAACTTGCGCCAGCGTTAATGGCTCGACGGTCGGGGCGGTTTTAATTTTTAAGGCCATAAAAAAACCCCCTTTCAGAGGGTGTTATCTGATATATAGATGGACGGTTCCTTTGTTGCCGGAGCCAGCTCCGGACACATACAGGTTGAGCTTGTCGTTTGCAACAATGCCTAAACTAGACGCTGCCACTTGCTCGGTGTTTGATGTGTGACGGTTGAGGCCGCCTGCCATCAATGCGTCGGTGTCATCTTCGTCATAAACATAAACATCATAATCAACGTCAGGGGCATCATCCCCTGTTCCGGGTATGGTAATAAGTCTGATAATTTCCCCTGTGTAGGCTTTTGTTGTTTCGGCGTTTGCGGTGGCCGCCGCTACAACCCCGTCAGTGTGGGCCGTCCATGCCCAAGTAATCTTTTTAACTACTCCGATGGTTTCTTCGGTGCAGGTTACTACTGCTGCCACTTATATCCCCCCTTTATAGGGTATAAGGGCGGGTATTACCCCGCCCTGTCTAAAATTTTATTTTAAGCCGCCGCGACTACCACACTACTTGGGGATAACGGCTTATAAGTCATATACCATTTGATGTTTCCAGTCCTGGCAGCGCTGCCCAGGAAATTGATATTGCCAATCGGGACGAGGAAGTGACAATCCTCGACCGTAACCGGATCGATTATCTTGGCCCCGTTGGTATCTGGAGTAAGCACCCCTGTAGCCCCTACAAAGCGATACGAGGTTCCAGCAGCATCATTGTCAATAGCAACAGTGGTAGATAGTGCCACGGTTGCGGCTGGCTCAGTCGTAGTGGCCTGCAGCGTACCATTAGCCGCGCCGCCAATAACCGTAGTTACGATGCCAATGATACTGGTAACTAAAATAGGGCCGCCGGTAATTGTAAATAAAGCGTCCGCGCCGGACAACACCGCACCATCAGACTTCTCAATGCACCTTTCGGTTATAGCCATTGATGTACTTTGTGTTGACTGTAAATACTCCAGCCGCTCAATTATGCTTCCGTCAGCATTAGACGCTACGTTGGTGCTGGCAAACTGGTTGTTGCTGGTATCAGCGCCGAGGATGTTGCCAGGATTGTCCTGAAATCCTAAAGCCATTTTCATACCTCCTTGTTCAAAATAAAGGGGCCGGTTAAGGCCCCAGTGTTATGCTATTGCGGTAGCTGATTGGTCGCTGGCATAGCGGGACCCGGAGAGGATGGCCACGGCTGAGCCGAGTGTGCTGCCGCCAGGGTTAGACCACTCAACCTGGATTACGGGATAGCCGTCTGTCAGCTCGGACGCGTCGATGGATATTACATAGATACAGTTATCATTGGCAGACAATGCAACCCCGGTAGCGGCTACGGTAGTCCGAGCCCCCAGGGTATCCCCGGCCGCCGTAGTTTCTGCGTAATAGCTGAAAGCTATTGCTGTAGCTGTCCCGGCTGCTAGATCTGTGCATTCTTCGATAGTGATAGTCCCGGCAGTGGCGTTGGTTACGCCGGTCTGGATAATAATATCAACATGGGAATAATTCTCCATACTGAACGGAACACATGATGCGCCGGATGCAGTATCTACGTCAATGGGCGGCAGGATGTTTACAACATGGCCGCATTCTGCAACATTAAAGCCTTTCATTTTCATACCTCCTGATTAAAATTTTAGAGAGCCACTATAAGCGGCCCTGTTTATTACGCACGTTCTGCCAGCGTCACGAACGGGGACAGTGTGTTGCTGGATTTATACGGGGTAATGGCTGACTTCCAGGCAGGCTGGCCATCAACACGGTAAGTCATCCTGAAGGCCATTTCGTCGTAAATGAATTTGACATGGATTGAGCTGGCGGCCTGTACCCCGCCTTTGTCTATCAGGTAATACTGGCTCATGTCGGCCAGGATGATATCTCCAAGATCGCCAACGGTGTCGCATTGTTCAATCGGGACAACCGGGCGTCCAAACAATGTGCCGTACATGGACCCGGAAAGGCCGCTGGCTGGCAGATAAACAGGAACGCCGCCAGTCCCGGCTGAAAGGACCATGCTGTATAACTGCGGCTCAACATCCTGGTTGATAAACCAGACGGCATTTCCACGGCTGGTAGCAATCAGGCGGCTCCACATTTTGACGATGTTTTCATATAGGATGGTGTCTGCTGCCTGGCCGGTTTCTTTTGCTACGGTGACAAGGCAACCGGCGCTCATAATGCCAAGTGGCTTGCCCGCGCCGTCGCCGTTGATAATAGCGTCATCGAGTTTAAACCCAATTTCTTCCGCATATAGTTGATTCAACAGGGCATCCATTGCGCTTGCGTCTTGCAAGAGTTCCTCGGTAATGTAGCCCAGGCAAAACAGTTTGTTCAGAGTCAGTTCAATCTGCGCGAATTTAGGATCGGACGCGGTTACAGTTGCGGCCTCATTTGCCCAATAGCCACGGACGCCGCCGCGACGGGAACCATCTGCACGGCTAGTCTCGTCAACGGCCGGGATTTTAATCCCGTTGGCATTGGACGAAAGCGGGAACCTGCGGCATTTTGCCCCGACTACACCGGTGTCGAATGCGGCTTTAATCAGTTGGTTGGCGAAATCTTTCTGAACAAAAAACCCGCCATCGGCGGGCACACCTTCATTGAGGCCGCTTGCACGAAATTCTGCTAGGCGTGAATCGTCTGCCCGGAGAGCAACCGCCTGGGCAAATTCGCCGAAGGTATCAAATCCGCGCTTTTCCTCTTTTGCCGGTTCCTGTGTTGGGCCTTTGCTCTCAAGGATCTGCCGGCGCAGTTCTTCCGCTTTCTCCAGGGATTCAATCTGCCCGGTATAATCGCGCATTTCCGCTGTCATGCGGTCATACTGCTCTTTTTCTTCTGCCGAAAAACCCCGGTTTTCTTTGACAATCAGCTCTGCAAGTTCGGCTGATTTGGTTAATACTGCGTGTCTTTTTTGCTTTAAGGCATTAATCACTTTGTTTTTACCTCCTCGTATAATTCTTTTTGCAGTTCCAGTAGTATCTTGACGGCCTCTATGCGCTCCTGCACACTCGGATCGTCGGGCGTATCTATCTCACCGGCTCCCGCTTCCTCCTGGTTGCGTTCTGCCATATGTGATTCATAAATTTCCTGGTGGGATCTCACTCCTACCGATGTTTGAGGGTACGCCGGAAACGGTGTCGGGCTGATCTCGATAAGATCAACGTCAACAAGCGTTCTGACGATGTTTTTTGGGTCGGTTTCGTCCCAGGCGTCTTTTTTTGTCCTAAAACCAAAAGAGACACCATCGGTGTCCCCTCGTTTTATGCTCTCTAATGCATCTTTTCCCCAGGTTGTATCAGGCAAAACCAGCTCAAACCGTAGTCCTTTTTCGTCCTCCTCCAGCGTGAGAGTCTCGTTCTTGGTCGCTCCAAGAGGATAATCCGGATTATGGTTCCATAATGCCTTGATATTCCGCTTGCTTATCAGGCTGCTGGCAAAGGCGCCAGCCTGTATTTTCTCGCGGAATCCCCACATTTTACCGCTTAACTTCTCAAAAACCGCCGCATACCCCTTGATTGCCGCCTGGCCGTCATCGGCCCTCACCTCTAATTCCTCTATGGGTATGTATCTGCGCTCTATGCTCAACTTTCCCCCTCCTCCTCCTGATCTGATTGTTTAAGTCCCGTTATCCCGCCTTTTATTGCCATATCAACGGAAATCATATTACCGTTGACAAGGTACGCTGTTCCGACTTCCCCCTCTATCGGGTTCATGTTCTCCAGCGCCCGCCATTCGTTGGCGTTTATAACCCCATCCTGCCGCTGGATATGCAAGCCCTCTTGCCTGCTCTTATAATCGCCGCGCATAAGCGCCTCCAGGGAAAATTCCGCGAAGTACAGGCGGCGCTCATTGGAGTTTAATAACTGTTTGCTGATCCTCTGTTCAATCAACGTGGCCCAGGGTGCTATGCAGAAGGTGACAAATTCAATGCCCTGGTGCTCAATATTGGAGAATGTCGCCCTCTCCAGGTCGCCGATCATGTGAGGTGGGACGCCGAATATCCTGGCAACCTCTAAAGTCTGGAATTTACGCGACTCCAGCGCCTGCGCTTCCTCCGGGCTGGCCCCCATCTTGGCAAATTTCATTCCTTCTTCAAGGATGGCAACCTTATGTGCGTTTTCTATGCCGCTATAAGTCTTATCCCAAGCTGCTTTCAGCCGTTCCTGCGCTTCTTTTGACAGGGTTTCCGGGTGCTCTAAAACCCCGCTGATATTGGCGCCCCGGCCGAAAAATTTGGCTGCATACTTTTGTAATGCCAGGGCAAGGCCGATTTGCTCCCTGCCTTTATTAAGCAGATCAACACCAAGCAGGCCGTTAGTGCTCATGCCCCGGATGTGCAAGACCTGGTCCTGCCACAAAACCACCGACTCCCCGGACGACAGGGTATATTTATATCGCGGCTCATTCTCAAAGAGCTGTACTTCCATGCTTGTCGGGCTGAAAAGCGGCAGTAATTCGGTTACTTCGCCGCTGGCCTTATCACGGCCAATCAATGAGTAGTGGTTGCCATAAAGTAGCATATTGGTCATGACTTGTTGCCGGTACTCAAAGGCTGTCTGATATCCGTTCGGAGAATCGTGCAGTATATAATAAAGCGGATGTTCTGTTGCTTTACGCTTGCCGCCTGTGGATAATTTTTCATAAAGCGGCAGGGGCAGCATAGCCATTGTAAAACTCAAAAGCCGCAGGCATGCCAGCACGGAGGCGGCTGTCATGGCGCTATCTTCGCCAACGTATACCCCGGATGACGCCTGGGATGCACCCATTAAGTCCAGCCATTTATCCCATTTTCCATACCTGTCGCTGCGTTTTTTTAACCACCTGCCAATGATGGG